GGCTCTTTCGCCACCGAAGGTCGTGGTCCTTGCGACTCGCGCGGACCCGTACCTACTTCAGCGCTCGCCTTCAAGGCACGGACTCTCCATCGTTCCCACAAACCGTAGATGGCCGACAGCGGTTGTTTGATCGCTTCGTCCGTCAACTCGGTTACCCCTAACCGAGATCCGAACTCAGAGATCGCGCTCGCTCTGTCTTCCACCACGTCTACAACCTGTTTAAAGATAGCAGATGCTTGTACGGCAAGGAGTTTGATATCGAGACGCTGGAGATGCTTAAGGGAAGCTCTCGCCTTCTCTTCGGATTCTTGAAACTTCACAATACTGGTATTAACCTTCGACTCCAGGTATCGTTCTACCGGGGTAGGTAACGGGTACTTCGACTTAGGAGAGTGACGGGCTAAGCCCTTCACTTCCCCTTCGCCAAAGAAGAGCCGGGACACTAACTCATCAACGCGGGCCGCCAGCGGGTCCAACACCTCAGTTATGAGAGGTTGAGCCCAACTATTGAACCACGTCATGGCATCAGGTCCGTATAGTACACCCAGCGTAGGACCCTTAACAGCCAACCAGTCAATCCAGGTTGGACGCGCAAGAACCGTCTGAGCCGAGGGATGAGACGCAATAACGAGGAACGCCCGAAGGCGAGACGGAATATTCTCCCATTTCGCCCCCACGCGAGCCACGGTACGCATTCCAGCCCCGAACGCCAACGCTACTTGGGCAGCTGTTAGGCTCAATCCCATACTACTAACCCGCTGAAGTGCAGCGATACCCCCAGACAAGGATGTCTGAGAGACCGACCACAGTTTCCACGGGAAAGCCGCACAGTCTTTGCCTTGCACGAATACTTTCTTAGCAAACTCACACGATAAATTGTCATTTACCATGGACTTACTAATACCGATACCCATACCCAACCACTTACACAAACGTTTATACCGGTTTGCGACTCCAACGTCAGCAATGACGATGTCGTCTCCCAGTAGAGCGTAAAGCTTGAACCAACCCTTATGCCCCGCTAAATAAGCTGCAAATTGCACTATTGCATGATGCGTAAGCGCAAATACCGCCCACGAAGAGTAAGCACCCATGGGCTGACCCACCGCGTACCTTACAGTTCTAGGGAGCCTCCCCGGCTCCTTTCGAGCTTTCGGCA